GCAACCCTTACCATCTATACCACCTGCTCTTGCTCCCATGCCTGTATAGCCACCACCTGCAAAACTGCCACCACCACCTGTACCACCTGTAGTACCACCTGATGATGAACTACCTGAAAACAAATCAAATCCACCTAAAAACTTTCTAAATGGATCAACAATTTGTGCTACTACCATTTGCTGTATAGCTACCCTTAATAATTGTTCAACTACATAATCTGCAAAATCTTTAAATGCTAACTTCCCATTTTTTAATCCATTAATAATACTATCCTCAAATTTTTTCATTGAGCTAACTGCAATTTTGTCTAAAGCATCACTAACAGAATTTTCTCCTGTTAGAGTATTTTTAAATGCAGTTAATGCGTTCATACCATCAAAAGATTTATCAACCAATTCTTGCTGTTCCTCATTAAATACTTTTGTTGTATTTGTTAAATCAGTTAGAGATACTTTATAATTTCTGACAATTGCAGCAGCTTGTTTAGTGGTATCTCTAAAATCAGTTTGTCTGTGCCATGCTTCTTGTATTTCTGATGTGTTATCTTTTAGTGCTTGCGTTGCATCATTAAATTGTTGCTCATAATCACCCATTAAATTCATTACAGAAAGAACTGCAATTTTTATAGCTAAAAACCCATTTACAAGTAATTTTGAAGATATTTCTATGCTTTTAAATACTTTATTAAAAACATTTTGAAAATTACCAACTGTTTCAATTATTGATGCAATAGCTTCAATAACATTGTTTACAACATCAACAGCTAATTTATCAAAACCACCAAATTCATTTTTAATGGCAGCAATTTTATTAGCTATTGTTAATCTTAATTGTTCAAAAACAGGTAAAAAACCAACTGAAATTTGTGCTTTTATTGATTGTAATTGCAATCCAATGACTGAAACATTGTCATTAAATACCTCTATCGCCCTTATTGATTTATCGCTTAAAACTATTCCAAGTTCTTCTGCTCTATCAATAAAGCCATCCATACCTCTTTCTGCTAAATCATTTAAAGCACCTGTTAATAAAATACCCTGTCTGCCAAATAAATTAGCTAATGCAGTTGCTTTTTCAGTTTGTGATCCTAAAGTTGATATACCTATAGCAGTTTCTTCAAGTAATTGCGTTGTTGTTTTATACCTACCCTCTTGGTCTGAAAGTTCTACATTTAATGCTGCAAATATATCTTTTGTAGTTTTAAGACCTCTCTGTGCATCACCAACACTTCTAGCAAATTTTTCTAGTGCTTTGTTGCCACCCTCAATAGATGTTCCTGATTCTAAAGCAGCAAGTGAAAATGCTTGTATTGCATCTGTCGTGATGCCTGTCCTAGTTGCTGTTTTACCAATAGCATCAATCCATTCATAAGTTTTTTTAATTACTAAAGCAAAAGCAGTGGCAGCAGCAGCAACGGCAACTGTAATACCAACCATAGCTTTAGCTACAGCAGCACCAGCATTTTTTACTGTATTTAACTGTTTTGCAACTTTATCAAATTGTGCTTTGGTTTTATTTACAGCAGTTAATACAAAATTTATTTTTTTATTTGCCATTATTTCTTCTTTCTTCCACTAATTCAAAATATGCTATCCATCCTTGATATTCATGGACACTAATTTTTTGCAATTCTTCTAAAGTCTTGCCTAGCTTTTCTGCTAGTGCATATTGCGAATATAAATTAGCATCCTCTATTAGTTTTTTTTCGTTTCCTCTATAGGCTCTTGTCCCATTATTTGAGTTGCGACATTAACTAATATTTCTTGATCTACATTATGCAAAAGTGCATTTTTATCATCTAAACCAAAAAGTTTTTCTCCATTTGAATCAAGTGCTTTATAAATTAATACATAAGCCATCATCGTTAGATCATCATTCTTACTCATTTTGTAGAGTTTGGATGTTTCAGCTAGCGTTAATGGCTTTGCATATATTTTTAAGGGTTTATTTTCTTCACCCCATTCAGCAACTTCAATTACTTTTACATCTTGCTCTGCAAAATGCGACTTGGCTCTCTCTATAGCTTTCATCGTTATACTGTAGCTGTTGTAATAGCACCTGTTCCTTGAACAGAAATACTTGCACTTACCATTGAGTCAAATGAACCTGTTATGGTTTTACCTGTCACCAATGCAGTTCCACTGTAAAAAGTATCGCCAGAACTTGAACCCTCTGGATAAAACTTTATTGTGACTGAAGAACCAACAGATAATGCTACTTGACCATTTGTATCAGTTTCATCCCAAAAGCAATCAACTGAACCACTCCAACTTGTTAGTGATACTTGATGTGTTCTTGCAGTATCACCCATTGAAGTATCTTCAATAGTATCAGCAGCTTCATCTAATGAATAAGATGTAATTTCAGCAACAGCATTAGTTCCAACATGAACTGTACCCTCACTTCCTTTATGATTTGCCATTTTTTATTCCTCTTTTTTAGTTTTAGAAGAAGATTTTATTGTTTGGGCTGCTTCTTCTTTCCAACCCTTTTCTTTATAGTAGTCAACCTTTGAGGGATGAGCTTCTATAGAAACTTTGCCATTTGGACTAATCATTTTCATAATTGTTTCCTCGTTAAACTGCTACATCAGGTGCTTGTTCCCTGACATAGTAGTTGGTTAAAAAAATAAGAGATGCTACCCCTAAAGGTTTCTCTCCCTCTGCGTTAAATTCAATTTCTGTACTTTGTAAATAACAATCTTTTGCCAATCCATTTAAAGTTGGATCAGCAGCTATAGCTGCTTCAATCTCTTTTGCTGAAGTATCTATAGTGTCATCAAAATTTGCAGTTGCTTTTACATATATCTCAACTGCTACAGATAAGTTTCTTTCACTTAATCTGTTAGAACCTATAACTGTTGGCTCTGAATCTTCTGATTTTGTATAAATTAATAATGCTGGTGTACCACCACTTTCTAATGGGTAAACTCTACTTTGATAAACCCTACTACCTGTTGTAGTTAAACCTGTAAGAGTTGTACCTATTTCTTCTCTAATTTGTTGTCTTACATGATTTGCCATTATGCTTCCTCTAACTCTAATGCTGTAAAACCTGTTCTATCACTTTGAATAGAAACAACTGTATAACTTTGTGCTGCTTTTAATGTGTTGCCATCAACATCTTTTATTGCTGATACTGCTAATGTATTACCATGAGCAATACTTGGAACATCAATGCTTCTGCAATATGCAATAGGTTGAGTAGCTTCTACATCAACCTCTAAACCATCTTGGTCTATATATTCTTCATTGAGAATAATGTTTATGATGGTTGAAGTGCCATCATTAGTCCATGTGGCTTCTACACCATGCCCATAATTAATATCCAAATATGCTGCCATATCTTCTTCCGTTTCTAATAAATACTGTGACATTTACTGTGCTTCCAGTATTACTGTCACCATTCCAACATTATCAGGTTGAACTTGCTTTACTAAAAAAGTAGTTTCTGCTGTTAATGTTGAACCATTATTTGTTGTTATAGCATTTACAATTAACCTATCATCTTGTGATATATAGGGAGCATCTGAACTTTTTATCATTGCTCTTGGTTGATAACCCTCTACTGATACTGAATTTCCCTCAATATTAAAAAATTCTTGGTCAATAAGGATATTAATGTTGCTAGAAGCACCACTGTCAATGTCATACCAAGTGTCCATTAATGTAGTTCTTTGATCCCATAAACTATTTTGTGCTTCAAAAAATGTAGCAGATACACCACCTATTTGGTTATCCACATAAGAGTTAAAATCTGCTGCACTTTCTATAGCCATAATTACTTACTTCTTTTTTTTACTTTAGTTTCAGATTTTTCTAAACCAACACTTCTATTAGTTTCTTTTTTTGGCTTGCCTTTATATTCTTCAGCTTTGCCATAGCCAATTAATGTTCTTGCTTCTGAATTTTCAACCTCAATAACATCACCTGACTTAACTCTTTCTTTGTTAGCGACTGTATCTGACAATATTAAAATTTTCATAGTATTTTTACCCTTTGAAGTGGATGCAGGCATTAAGCCTGCACCCTTGTTAGTGTTTAAAACCACTTAATTCTCATTCATTATGAGCCGTGACAGAAACTAACTGCGTGTCTTACATTTGAGTCCATGCTCTGTAATGCAACCACTCTAACTGTTCCTGAAGTGCTGTTTGAATAAGGATCAACTAAAATATCAACCCCACCAAAGAACCCAACTAATAAGTCAGAAAAATTACCAAATACATAGTTGTTAGCAGTCATTTGTGGTGAAACAATAGCTTTATAGCCATTAATCTCATCATTATTAGCAACAAACTGTGCTGTATTAGTAGCTTTTTCAGTAGTTTTTAATGTGCCATAGTTAGTTGGATGCACTATGTAAGCTAAATCGCCCATTAATGCGTTATCCACTCTAACAGCAGTTTCCATAGAAACCATCTCTGCCCATGTTGGAGCAGCAGCACTAGAAAGTGATACTGTGTTGATTCCTGAAGTATTAGTAATACCTGTTGGATTACCTGAACTTCCTGAACCCTCTAAAGCACCATCATCAATCGCAATAGCCATAGATTGTGCTAAATCATTTCTGATTAAGTTTTCAACATCTAAAGAAGATTGGATTAAAAGTTGTCTAGTACAATCTGTGTATGCACCTAATGTTTTAGGTGACATTGTGACTGATCCAATAGTCATTTCAGATTCACCAGCAGCACCACCCTCTGAACTAATAAAAGCAGCAGTTGAAGCAGCACTCTTTCTTGGGATTTTAACATCGCCTGAAAGACCATTTAAAACAGTAGCCATAGGCATAACAGCAGAGTTATTTCTTAATACATCAATAAAATCTCCACCTCTAAAATCTTGACCAATAAGACCAGCATCACTTGATGCGTTTAAATCTCTTTGTGACCAATTTCTTAAAACTTCAGCAGGTAGCATTACACCTTGTGCTGTTTGTCCGTATTCTCTTTGAGCAGCTTGTGAACACTCAAATTCAAATGCAGCAGCTTCTTGTGCTTTGCGATCTGTTGGATTAGCCATAGCATTAATTGCTCTGATTACACTAAATCTTTTAGTTTCTTCTTTAGTTAAACCAATTTCTGCTGGAGTTTCTAAAGGAACATCGTTAGAAATAGTTTCTAATAATTCTCCTCTAAATTCTTCTACAGAAACACCATCTTTGATAGCTTGATTAGCTAAATCTCTTTTGTTGTGTCTTACGCCAAGATCAATGATCTCTTTAGAATTCTTTTGGAATTCTTTTCTAGCTTCATCTACACTTTGAGTTCTAACTTCATCAAGATTTATATCATTCTTCTCGTTTTCCATTATTTTTACCTTTGTTTGTAAATTTTGTTTATCTTTAGAACGACCAACTCCAACAAGTCTGCTCTGATCGGCAGGAACACTTACAGAACTAATTTCCATAGGTGTCCATGATGCTCGATAATAAGTTTCATCATCTTTATCTTGTCGTTCCAGCTTATCTACTCTGTAGCCAACACTAATGTTCATTCTTATGCCATCAGCTACATCGTTAAATACTTCATGAGCCAAAGCAGATTTACCAAATCTAACTACTGCTGTTGTCCTTTTAGCAGACTCATCAAGTTTAAATTCTTCTATTACACCAATCTGTTTGGTCATATCATGATCCAAAAGTAATGGTGCTGTTCCTGAAGTCATAAACTCCATGTTTATATCTTCAGATTTGTGTGATAAGACCTCATTTCCAAAAGACCTCATTACAGGTTGCTCTGAACTAACTCCTATTTTTACAGTTCTCTTATCTTCATCAATGTATGATGATTTGGATAAATCAATAGTTCTAAATTTCATTGGCATTTCTACCACTTTTCTTTCTTCACTATCTTTTTCGCTGCTTGCAGCTAATTCTTCGCTTTTATTTTCATCCTCAACCTTTGCGAATTTGACAATATAGCCATCATCATCTTCCTTAACATTGAGGATATGTCTATCTTCCTTTTTCATAGCTTTTTCCTCTTTATTGTTTAATAAAGGATGTATATTTGATTCAATAACTGAACCAAAACTTGTTAAATCGTTATTCTTCATCTTCTTCACCTTGTACTTCAGCAGGTACAGGTTGTTTCTGACCAAATGGTTGAAATGCAGTAGATATGTTGTATAAATCTGCTAATTCTTTTTCTTTTTGGTGTTGTTCAAATATTTCTTCTACATCTTTACCATAGCTGCTAACAATATCTGAATAAGTAGTAATTCCATTTTGTAAACCAACCACATTAGCCTGCATTTCTTTTAATGGATCAATCCATGAGAAACTTCTTGGTATGTAATTTATAGCATTTGAAAATTTATCAAATTTTGCTATTGGCAAATTAAGATAACCTGTTGACATTGCCATTTCTAACCATGATTTAAAAATAGGATTAACAAAATGGTCTATTACAAACTGCTGATACAGTTGGAACATACTTCTATCTTCTAATGCACCCTGTCTAATAGATGAATAGTTTACTGATGTTAAGTCATTGGTTAATGCGTGATAAGAAATATTTAAACCTGATGCAATACTTCTTAAAACACTTGTAGTAAATGATTCAAATGCAGATGTTGGATGGGTAGGATCAAATGCTTTAAAATCCATGCCAGCAGGTAATTGTTCAAATACTCCTGCTTGTGCGTTCATAGTTGGATTAAATGTATCTTCCATTTCACCATCACCCACATAGCCATCGCCATCGCCTG